CGCTTCCCATTGTTGGTCTAAATATAGCCATTATTTATTCTCCTTATATATTTTCTTCCAGTTAAGTTTCATCTCTTTGCCTCTTAAATGAGGGCTTCTACTACCTGCTTCTAAAGCATCGTTTGACTTAAAAGATACCATCAAATCACTGCTTTCTTCATCTCTATAGACATATCCAATAGCATCACAGTCTGCCATTAACATATTCTTTAACTTACCTGTTAAATCTAGACTTTCAGGTTCTACTATTGCTTTACTGTCTACTACGGCTCTTGCCCATTTCCTATGTCCGATGATTATTACATGAGGAAATATTTCTTTCATAGCTTTTACTAGATTTAAGACTTTTTCTCTTACCATGCTAAATCCCTTACCATAAGCCAAATCTACGATACTACTTACATTTTCTGATTCACATACAGCTTTATCAGCCCATTCTGCTATTTTATCTATAGTATCTATAGCTACGTATTTGTATTCATGGCCTTTTTGGGCTTTTGCTAGTAAATCAAACAGTTCTTGTCTACTATTTACTTCTTCTATGTAGCCTTCTACCATGTTTGCACCTTGCTCTGTATCAATTATTAGACAATCTTCTAATTGACTTAAAACTGTTGTTTTTCCTACTTTTGGTGCTCCATAAAGTAACATTACTTTAGGATTTTCGGAAACAGCTTTTCTTTTGACTTTTTTTAATGTCATTCTTATCTCCTATTTATCTTTAAACGAAAGGGCCCGATATGCTATGGAGGACGCCAGCGAAATAGCATTCGCCTAGACTTTTACGGCTCTTAGTCACCATCATGTTGGAGGCGTCACGGTATGATTGCTGTATACGGTGTATACCACCTTTCTTCATCATTCGTTTGCTTGTCCTATATCGAGCTCCTTAAGTTATTATTAATCAATCAATTAAACAAGTATTTTTTTCAATTGTCATAGTTGGAAAATGAAATGACACAAATTCCTCGTATGGTTGTTGTTTAACTATTTTTCTTACAGCATTTGCTATAAAACTACCACTCATATTTGAGCAATAACTTGTAGCTTTCATACTGCAAGGTTCTTCACTCCCCTCATCATCACTATACCATATTGTTTTATATTTATTTAAAGTTGGCTTTAATAAAACATATTGTTGATAATGCTCAGCTCCCATTCTGCCATCTATTAATGCATATGGGTTAGAATGTTTCCATTTTGTTATAGCTTCTACAGCTTGTAATCTAGATTTCATATTGTCAAAACCTAGTATAATTATGTCATTGTCATTCATATATACATAATTATCAAACATTTCATCAATACACATTACTTCTACTGAGTCATTTATATCTTTTAATTTAGAATTTAACATATCTACTTTAGCATGACCTACATCATATAATGTATATTGTGAAACACCTACATTGCCAGTATCAACTTCATCATTATCATATAATGCAAAGTTTTCTGCGCCCATTCTACATAATTGGGTAGCTGCGGCACTACCTATAGCACCGCATCCCAATATATGAAAATTAAAATCGCTAAGATTATCTACTAGCCCTCTACTTCTCATATTTATTGCCATCCATAACCTCCTATTCCAAAGCTTTTATTCCACTCAGCAGTTTCTAACTCATCTTTTATTCTATTATCATCGAAATCAATAAGTTCGCTTGGCATAGTAGTCATTAATAAGCTTTGAAGTTCTATTTTCTTTAACTTGTATACTTTTAGTCTAAATGGAAGATTTTCTTTTTTGCAAGCTTTATTAACTTTATTTACTTCTTTATTCCATTCTTTATGGCTTAAAGTTCCATCCATGAATGAGTCTTGCATTTCTTCAACTTTTTCAAGTAACTCGCTATATGATTTTTCATACTCTAATTGCCTTTCATTCTTTGTCCATATATTTGTTTGTCTTGCTTGATTATGATTATAGTTTATATAACCTCCTCGATTCCAAGTTGTTATTTGTGGACTAGAACAAAGTTCTTCATATTGCTTTTTCATAGACTTTGTAATGTTAATCTTTGGCTCTTCTCTTTCTATTGTAAGAGTAGTATCTATATGTTGTTCAATTGGTAACCCATTTGTTTGCCAAAAGCTAACTCTAAATAAATACTCTTCTTTAAGATTTATAACTAATGCCAAAGAATAACTTGTATTCTTCCATGCTTCTATTTCATTAGTATCAGTTCCTGACCAAAATGCTCCCATAGTATGATGTGAATGCCACCAAACAAACTTCATATTTGGATTATTATACTTCATACCATATTTCATCATATAAGCACTAACAGCATCTCCATCAAGGTCAGTATTTGTCCCTGTATTTTCTTGCTTAAGTATTTCTACATTACCAACTTTAAACCTACCATCTTCTTGTGGTATAGCTGTCATCAAGCCAGATATTTCATTTTTATCTTCATCATAAGCTAGTTTAGCCCATGCTTGAAGCTTATACCAGTCTTTTTCATTGATATAAAATATGTCTTTTAATTCCATTTTATCTCCCTCCTTGGGTTTCTGCCCATGATTTCATTATTATTTTTATTTGTTCTTCATCCATGTCAACTACAGATGGTGGTTCTTCTTCTTTAGGTTTGTCTATAAAACCATATTTTTCTAAGAATTGATATGCGTAATCATCGAATTTATCAGTAAGTGAATTTGCATAATACCATAATAACTCGTCAATTACATAATCTTTCCATTCATTTAAGGTTCTATCACCTTTCCACATTTCATGACCTATTAATCGATGTAAAGGGTCTGTCATTTTATCTGTATTAGTATATCCATCTTCGTCACACTCTTCCCATAATATATCTATTACAGTCATAACATATGCTTCTACTTGACACCACCATTCGCTATTTCGTCTATCTTGTCTTCTTATAATTCCTTTAGACAAATTACAGCTTTCTTTAAGTGAACAATTTATTTTATTACAAGATGTTGATATTATATCATCTTGTTCAAAATTGTAAGCTTTTAGCTCATTTTGTGTAAAAGCCGTTAAAACATGACTACATCTGTCTGTAACACTACTTGATGGCTGCGTTGCTTTGTATTCTTCTGAAAAAGCTTCAGGCATACCTATATGAGACATATATGGTTGATTATATGGATTCGCTACTTTAATATTATAATATTGTGCCCATTGCATTAAAAGCATTCCTAAAGTCATTATTTCATTGCTTTTAAGTGCTTTTATTATGTCATCATTATAATTATCAAAGCAAACAGTTCCATATCTATTACTTACACTTCT